TATGGTCATCAAGTCGTCCATTGGTCGTTTGATGGCCATAATAGTTCCGATCCAGCAAATAGTTATATTTTAACCGACCAAGAATTAAAAGAAGCAGACCGATATGTTACTGAAGCAGCGGTAACACTGTCTCGCCCAATCCCTAAAAAACAATATATTCGGAATCTTATAAGAAGAAGTTGGTATCAAGTATGTTATGCTGACAATGTGTGGGTTGTAGGTAGTTTAACCAAGGATGCGTGGATTTATGATCCCCATGAAGGTCGTCCAAAGCCTATTGATTGGACAGCGGTGCCCCGTGAAAACCGTATGGGTATTGCTGGTGGGACTGCATGGGCATGCCAGATGTTTATGGATCGTTTCCGGCGTGAATATGGCAATAGTAATTTTAATTTATGGATGTATGATCAAGATCGTAGGCAAATATTAGTATTCTCATTAAATCTTGGCTGCTGGCTTCCCCATAATGATATAGTTACGCGTCCTGAAGGCGTGTATGCCGCCATAGGCACCAGAAAACTCAATGATTATGGACGTGTATTCATTCAAGAACTCTTCAATCGTTAAATTTTTCATAAATATAAGTAGATGTTTCTATATAATCGGGAGAAATCTACATGAGTGAACCTCGCAAGGAATTGGCTGACAGAATTGTTACACGTTTGGCCGGTCGTATTGTTGATGTTGAATTAGATCCAGAAGATTTGGAAGAATGCATACGAACTGCATTAGATCAATACCGCAACAGAAGTTCTAATTCCGTTGAAGAAGGTTATTTTTTCTTGGAATTACAAGAAGATAAATCCGAATATATTCTTCCTCAAGAAATCGTTGAAGTAAGAGAAATTTTTAGGCGTGGTTTAGGACGTACACAAGGTGGTGTCACTTTTGATCCTTTTAGTGCAGCATTTACTAATTTCTATTTGATTGAAGCAGGAAGACAGGGCGGTTTGGCTACATATGCATTATTCACTGAGTATCAGGAACTTATTGGTACATTATTTGGTGAACATATTATGTTTGCTTGGGATTCATTCAATCATCGTTTGAGGATTGTTAGAAATATTCGTGGTCCCGAAACAGTATTGTTGTGGTGTTACTACGAAAGAGCCGATGAAGAATTGATGCATGATCGATATGCTAAGATGTTTATTATCGATTATGCTGTAGCAAGAGCAAAAGTATTATTGGGCGAAGGTCGTGGTAAGTTTTCACAGATTGTTGGCCCGCAGGGTGGTACTACATTAAATGGCGATCAAATTAAACAAGAAGGAATCGCTGATATGGACCGTCTTGAACGAGAGTTGATGGAATATGGTTTTGGTGAAGAGCCATTAACCTTTTTGATTGGTTAAAAATATGAAAGAAAGTGCAAAAGATATACAACAATATATGAATATTATCGATGGAAATTTCGGTGACAGGCCCCTTGTTACTGAATCTTCAGTCGATTGTGGCATTCACACTGCGGGTGCTGGTATTGGTGATACATATTTGTTTGAAAATGGTATTCGTTGGGCCAGAATTATTAAAGAAGAAGGTAATTATTGGTTACTTGAATGCGGATTGTTGGAATATGATGCTGACGATGAAATTTATCTTTCAAAACGTGATATGACGGATATGATTGTTTCAGGAGAAATGATTTTAGAGGAAATTATATCATCATCAGAACAAATTTTAGTCGAAAGCACAAATGATAATGGTTTTGAACCATTTTTGGAGGGTGTTAATCGATATCTTTTGAAAAATGTTTTGAGAGAAAGTGATGAATTTGAATATAACTGGCGCGATGCCTATAATAACGGTCTAACACCGATTGAAGCAGCCGAGGAGGCAATATTTTTAGAGGATTAGATCGATGGCCATACCTGAAATAGTATTATCTGAAACGGCGGTCCTATGGATTTCTGCCGTTTTGACCATTACAGTGGGGTTCGCGTTAAAAGAGTTATTATCAACAGCAGTTATTGGTCTTTTATTTAAAATGAATGGTCAGTTTCGTGAAGGAGATAAAGTTTTTATTGATGGTGAAAAAGGTGTAATTGTCAGAAAAGGCGTTAGACAGACAGTATTTGGTATTGAGAAAGATGATAATACATATGTTTGGCGTTATGTTTATAATGATAGAATACGAGCCTTGAAAATAGAGAAGGTAATAATTTCCAGAGAATATAAAGCTATGGAAAGATTTATGAATAAACAAGACGAAGCAAAGGATGACGAAGATAGTGGCTAAATTATCTCTTTGGAATGCTAAAAAGAAAAACGATTACAGATTTTTTGATCGAACCATTGGTGAAATGTTTCAAATTGGTGGTACGGCGTTTCTTGTTCATAAATTCTTGGGGACAACCGGAACAACCGGTTCAGATGACTTGACTTTACCAAATTATCCCGATAATGCAGCAACAAATATTGGTGATTTACTTTTACTTGAAAATCGAGATAGAAATTATGATGAAAACCTTTATGAACTTCGCGGTTCATATAATGTTCAAGATAATGAATTTGATTTGTCGCAATTTGGTTTAATGCTTTCTAATGATACGCTTTTTATTACCTTTCACATCAACGATATGATTGATATTCTGGGTAGAAAGCTTATGCCCGGTGATGTTCTTGAACTTCCACATCTTAAAGATGATACACTTCTTGATGATTCAGATGATGGAATCAATGATTATGGCGTTTTACCTAAACTTTATAAGATTGATGACACCAATCGTGCTTCTGAAGGCTTTAGTCCTACATGGTGGCCGCATATTTGGCGTGTTAAAATGAGTCCACTTGCTGATTCTCAAGAATATGAAGATATTCTTGGTAAAACACTTGATGAATTTGGTGGTGAAGGCGATGTTTCGGGCGGAGCAACAGCAGGCGATAATTCGCCACCCGGTTCTTCGGGTACAACCTTTGCTGATGTACTTAGTACCGGTAACACAAATCTTGCAATTAGTGATGCAATCATTGCAGAAGCTGAAAGACAAGTTCCAAATCGCAATCTTGAGCATTCACATCTTTATGTGGATGAAAATCATGAAGATGGAACACCATATCTGTTTTTGACAGATGGTTGCCCACCAAATGGCGAGCCAATTGCAGGAGAAGGTAGTGATTTTCCTCTTTCACCCGATGAAGGTGAATGGTTCCTTAGAACCGATTATGAGCCTGCGGTGTTATATAAACGCGAAGGACCAAAATGGGTGAGGAAAGAAGCAATGTTTAGACGTAAATGGACAACCGCAAGTCGCTCGCTTATCACATTCATTAATAACCGTAAGAAGATTTCAAGAAACAACAAAATCATTGAATCGAAGGTTGGTGTTAGTAAAATTATTGAACCGCAGGTTCCTAAGCCTAAGATCGATGAAGATTATGTTAAGTAATTATTCTTCTGATTTTTCTTGTTCCCACATTAATTTGTAGGCCAATGCATCTTCATCATTCGTGAATGCGATTTTATCTTTGTAGGTAAAATATTCGGTTATATCATTTTGATCAAGCCATTTAATCCGTTCTACAATTTGTTTGCCGTTTTTCGGAAAAGGTTGGAAGATTGTTATATTTGATATTAATTCTTGATCAACTGCATCTTGATATAGTGCGAGATTGTTCTTTTGTTGTTTACGAATTACCGCAGAAATTTTTCTTTTAGTAATGAAACCTGGATCAAATTTGTGGCCATTTATATGAATCGTGTGATTATAATGATTATATGATAGGTTGGATAAACTATGAATATACTCATTGCAATCACCATACCACTGATTGTACTTTTCCAACGTGGTAATAACGTGTTCAATTACTTTTTTTGATGGTTTCATAGTCAGAATCTCCTTATTGAAAGGCAAGCCTAGCACAAAAAACCACATTAAATCAATAAATATCTTGAAAGGAGTAAAATATGGATTATTTTTACGATCAACAAATTAGGCGTTTAACATTACAGGTTATGCGGATGCTTGGTGGGTTTGAAGTTCAATCCACGAATGGTTTTAGACAGGTGCCCGTTCAATGGGGTTCTCCTGATCGTATGGTATCAAATATTATACGACAAAACAGTGAAAATAAACTTTTGTATACTCCTTTTATGGCGGTTCATATTACAACAATTGTCGCATCGCCAGCAAGA